CCTGACGAGCCGGCCGGGCCGCCCTGTATCGGGGCGGCCCGGCCTGGACCGGTTCAGAAATGCGCCGATCCTTTGATCCAGATCAAAGTCCGACTCGGCGCCGACCGGCATCTGCAGGGGCGAGCGGACGAAACGGCGATCCGCGAACCGGAGAACCGGCCGATGACCCATGCGCCCGCCCCGAACCCCGCCGCGCCTTTCGCCGCCGCCGCGGCGATGACCGAGGGCCTGATCGAGATGCAGCGCCATCTGATCGAGTTCACCGCCCGCCGGCTGCGCGACGACCTCGAGACGGCGCAGCGGATGGCCGCCTGCCGCGACGCGCCGAAGCTGATGGCGCTGACGCAGGGGTTCTGCGCCAAGGCCATGTCCGACTACGCCGAGGAGGCGCAGACGCTGATGAAGATGGGCGGCGACGTCGCCGCCGAGGCGGCCGCAAATCTGGGTAACGGTAAGCGCCAGAACTGAGGGCGCTTGACATAGCGCCCCATCAACGCCTCAATTTGAGGCGTTGATGGGGAGACGATCATGACTACAGCATTCGACGACGGGCTACGGGCGCTCGCCAAGCGCGCAGAAAGCGCAAAAGACAAGATTCTGACTGAAGAGGCGACAAAAACAGCATTGGTCATGCCATTCTTGCAGTTGTTGGGTTATGATGTTTTTGACCCGTCAGTTGTTATTCCGGAATTTACGGCCGATCACGGCATAAAGAAGGGAGAAAAAGTTGACTATGCAATCAAAATTGGAGATGAGATCAGAATTCTTATTGAATGCAAGCCGCTTGGAACAAACTTAAATAATGCTGGCGCATCACAATTATATCGTTATTTTTCTGTTACAAATGCGCGCCTTTCTCTACTTACGAACGGCGCTGAGTATCGTTTCTTCAGTGATCTTGATAACTCAAACAAGATGGACCAAGATCCATTTTTTATATTTTCACTAAGCGATACTTCTTCATTTCCCGTCGCTGAACTTAAAAAATTTCGAGCTGAGCAATTTGCACTCGCCTCAATCCTCAACAGCGCAAATGATCTCAAGTACATGTCAATCATCAAGCAAATAATTAACAAAGAAATTGATCAACCTTCGGATGAGTTTGTAGAGATAATTGCGAGACGCGCCTATCAGGGCCGGCTCACTGCGCAAGTTAGAGAGTGGATCACGAGTATTGTGTCTAAGGCCATGCGAGAAATACTGAGAGACAGACTAAATCAGAGGCTTTCCGATGCGATTCAGCAATCAGAAGATGGCCTTGCGCCCATCGCTGAGATCACCAATCCAATCGACGATCCAGATATTGAGACGACACAGGAGGAAGTAGAAGGCTTTCAGATCGTCCGCGCGATCCTTAGAAAGCACGTCGCCGCAAAGCGGGTCTTTATGCGAGATGCAAAGAGTTACTGCGCGATACTGCTCGATGACAATAATCGCAAGACAATATGCAGGCTTCATTTTAATAGAAAGCAAAAAAGAGTTGGAATTTTTGTGAATAAGGAAGAGACAAAGTATGAAATTGATAATCTTGAGGATATATTCAAATATGCGGAATTTCTGGAGGCTTCGGTCTTGGAGCTTGAAGGAAAGCAGGCGTAGCACCGCCCGCTTGCGGCGCCGCGCGTAAGGCGCTACGCCCCCGGCGTCGTCCAGAATGTCGCCCGGGGATCGCCATGCACGCCTATCGCAGCCACACCTGCGCCCAGCTTCGCGCCGCCGACGCGGGGGCCGAGGTTCGCCTGTCCGGCTGGGTCCACCGCGTGCGCGACCACGGCGGCGTGCTGTTCATCGACCTGCGCGACCATTACGGCGTCACCCAGGTCATCGCCGACAGTGACAGCGCGGCCTTCGCGACGCTCGAGACGGTGCGCGCCGAGTGGGTGATCCGCATCGACGGCGTGGTCAAGACGCGCGCCGCCGAGCTGGTGAACGCCAAGATCCCCACCGGCGAGATCGAGGTGTACGCCCGCGGCGTCGAGGTTCTGAGCGCGGCCGAGGAGTTGCCCGTCCCCGTCTTCGGCGAGGTCGACTACCCCGAGGAGACGCGGCTGAAATACCGCTTCCTCGACCTGCGGCGCGAGAAGCTGCACCGCAACATCATGATGCGCGCGGGCGTGATCGCGAGCTTGCGCCGCCGCATGGTCGCGCAGGGCTTCACCGAGTTCCAGACCCCGATCCTGACCGCCAGCAGCCCCGAGGGCGCGCGCGACTTCCTTGTGCCCAGCCGCCTGCACCCCGGCAAGTTCTACGCCCTGCCGCAGGCGCCGCAGCAGTTCAAGCAGCTGTGCATGGTGGCGGGCTTCGACCGCTATTTCCAGATCGCCCCCTGCTTCCGCGACGAGGACCCCCGCGCCGACCGCGCGCCGGGCGAGTTCTACCAGCTCGACATCGAGATGAGCTTCGTCGAGCAGGAGGACGTGTTCCGGGCCATCGAGCCGGTGATGCGCGGCGTGTTCGAGGAGTTCGGCGGCGGGCGCCCCGTCACCCAGAGCTTCCCGCGCATCCCCTACGCCGAGGCGATGCTGAAGTACGGCAGCGACAAGCCCGACCTGCGCAACCCGATCGCGATGCAGATCGTGTCCGAGCACTTCCGCGACTCGGGCTTCAAGATCTTCGCCGGGATCGTCGCGCAGGGCGGCGAGGTCCGCGCCATCCCCGCCCCCGGCGGCGGCAGCCGCGCCTTCTGCGACCGCATGAACGCCTGGGCGCAGAAGGAAGGCCTGCCGGGGATGGGCTACATCTTCTGGCGCGAGGAAGCCGGGAAGATCGAGGGCGCCGGGCCGCTCGCCAAGAACATTGGCGAGGAGCGGACCGAGGCGATCCGCGCGCAGCTGGATCTCAAGCCCGGCGACGCGGCCTTCTTCCTCGCCGGCGATCCGCGGAAGTTCGTCGCCGTCGCCGGCAAGGCGCGCAACGAGATCTGGCGCGAACTCGGCATGTTCGGCGGCAAGGCGGACCATTTCGAGTTCGCCTGGATCGTCGACTTCCCGATGTACGAATACGACGACGAGAAGAAGCTGCTGGACTTCAGCCACAACCCGTTCTCGATGCCGCAGGGCGGGATCGAGGCGCTGAACACGCTCGATCCGCTCGAGATCAAGGGCTTCCAGTACGACATCGTCTGCAACGGCGTCGAACTGAGTTCGGGCGCGATCCGCAACCACAAGCCCGAGATCATGTACCGGGCCTTCGAGATCGTCGGCAAGGACCGCGCCTTCGTGGACAGCCACTTCGGCGGCATGATCAACGCGTTCAAGTACGGCGCGCCCCCGCACGGCGGCATCGCGCCGGGCGTGGACCGCATGGTGATGCTGCTGGCCGGCGCCGACAACCTGCGCGACGTGATCATGTTCCCCATGAACCAGCGCGCCGAGGACCTGATGATGGGCGCGCCCTCGATCCCGACGAACGAGCAGCTGCGCGAACTGGGCATCCGCGTGGCGCCGCGCGACTGACGCCGCCAACCCGGCGCGGCCCGCCCCGCCGGGGTTCCCCCCGTCCCGATCACGGCCCCCCTTGCGCCCTGCCGCCGGCCGCTATAGACGTCCGCGCCATCGACGCGATGCTCCATGCGGAGGGGTGCCGGAGTGGTCGATCGGGGCGGTCTCGAAAACCGTTGTAGGGCAACCTACCGTGGGTTCGAATCCCACCCCCTCCGCCAATCGCTTGTCTAGGCTTGTCCCGATCCGTCGCAAGCTCATCACAACTGTAAGAATTACAGTGTCTTGACCTCCCTCCATGTCGTCAGCCGTTGCGCTTCGTCGCGTTCCGTCGCATTATCATTGGCGGGAACGATGGCGGGAAGGATCGGGGCGCGCCGATGGCGAAGGAGGTGCTCAACGGGCTCTCGGCTGCGCTGGTGAAGAGCGCCGGGCCGGGGCAGCACTATGACGGCAACGGGTTGATCCTTGTCGTCGGTGAGGGCGACGCGAAGTCGTGGCTGTGGCGTGGCATGGTCCAAGGCCGCCGACGCGAGATCGGCGTAGGACCGTTCCGGCTCATCGGGCTCGCGAAGGCGCGCGAGATCGCCAAGGAGTGGCGGACCATCGCGCGCGATGGTGGCGACCCGAAGTTGCACCGCGACCGCCAGCGCGCACACGGCATGTCATTCGAAGACGCCGCCAAAAAGGCGCACGCCGAGATCATCGTCGCGAAGGGCGGGAACGGAAAGCACGTCGCGCAGTGGCTCACGACGCTCGAGAGCTATGCATTTCCCGCCATAGGCAAGCGGCCGGTGTCGCTGATCGACCAAGCGGACGTGATCCGCGTGCTGCGGCCCATCTGGCTCGAGAAAGCGGAGACGGCGCGCCGCGTCCGCCAGCGCGTGCGCGCCGTGCTTGAGTGGGCACGCGTGAACGGCCATCGCGAAGCGCTCGACGCCACGCTCGGCGTGGAATCCGGGTTGCCGAAAGCCGAGCGCGCCGTCGAGCACTTCGCGGCCGTCCCATGGCGAGACCTCCCGGCGCTCATGCGGCGTATCGAGGCGGCGGAAGGCATGGGGGCGCTGGCGCTCCGCTTCGCCATTCTCACGGCCGCCCGCTCCGGTGAAGTGCGCGGCGCGACGTGGGCTGAGATCGACTTCGACGCGGCCGTGTGGACCGTTCCCGCCGCCCGGATGAAGGCGGGCAAGGAGCACCGCGTGCCGCTCTCCCCGGCGGCGCTCGAGGTGCTGCGCGCGGCGAAGGCGCAAGCAGTCAGGCCCGACGATCTGGCGTTCCCTTCGACGCGCCCCGGAAAGCCGCTGAGCGACATGACACTGAGCGCCGTGCTCAAGCGCCTCAACGTCGAGGCCACGGTTCACGGCTTCCGCAGCACGTTCAGGGACTGGACCGAGGAAGCGACCGCCTACCCGCACGAAGTCAAGGAGGCGGCGCTCGCGCACATCGTGAAGTCGAAGGTGGAACGCGCGTATCGGCGAACCGACCTCTTCGAACGCCGCGCCGAGATGATGGCAGCATGGGCGGGCTACGTCTCACCCGCCTGATTCCTCCCGCCGAACGAAGGCGGAACGAGCAAAACGTGAAAAACCCGGATCGCGCCTGATCGCGCCAATATCGGCGCGTGTTCATGACGGGAGCCGCAGAATGCTCGACGCCTCACCACCCCTTGCGACCGCGCTCGCGGCGCATCCGCTCGCCAACGCGCCGCTCGTGCTCACCGACAAGGCCGTCGGCGCGCTCTTCGGCAAGTCGCGCTCGTGGGTCTGGCGCGCCGTGAAGGCTGGCGAACTGCCGAAGCCTGTGCGCGTCGCAGGATCCACCTTCTGGCGCGCGAGCGAGATCGCCGCGCACGTCGAGAAGCTCGAGCACGCCGCCTGACCTACCCACCGCGCCCGCCACGTGCGGGCGCGCCAGAAGCGCGGCCCTGCGCCGCCTCAGGATCGATGAGCACATGACCGAGATCACTATCGCCCGCCAGCGGTGGCGCGCGACGCTCACGACGGACGGCCCGCGGTGGCGCGGCTTCGTTCTCGAGCGCGTCGGGCGCGACTTCCGCCCGTTCCGTTGCGACGCCAAAGGGCGACCGACCAAGCGTCGCGTCGGTCCCGTGCGGCTGAGCCTGCGCCTTGTGCACAAGACGGCGCGGCTGATGTTCGATAACGCGAGCGCGCACTTCAATTCGAGGCAGCGCAACATGATCGCCGCATTTATTTCGCGGCTCTAGTATTCACGTGGGAATTACATGGAAACTGCATTCTCGGCGCGCGTCGTGCCTCTGCGCCCGGCGACAGCGCATGCCGGCGCGCCAGCCGTCGCGCCGTTCACGCCTGTCAGGTTCGCCCGTGGCGGCGTCGGGCTACCGCGGCGCGAGTGGCTCTACGGCCGCCACTACATCCGCGGCTACGTCGGCGCGACCGTCTCTCCGGGCGGCGTCGGCAAGTCGGCGCTGACGATCGCCGAGGCGCTCGCCATGGCGACCGGGCGAACTCTGCTCGGCGAGCACGTCGCCGAGCCCCTGCGCGTGTGGCTGTGGAACGGCGAGGATCCCGCAGACGAGATCATGCGCCGGATCGCCGCCGCGTGCCTGCACTACGGAATCCAGCCCGAAGAACTCGAGGGGCGGCTCTTCGCCGACTCCGGCCGTGACTCCCCGATCACGCTGGCCGCGCAAGGTCCGGGCGGCGCGATGCTTCTTGACCACGTTCGCGACAGCATCCTCGAGCACGTGCGCGCCAACCGGATAGACGTGCTCATCCTCGATCCGTTCGTGAGCCTTCACGCCGTGGGCGAGAACGACAACGGCGCGATCGACCTTGTGATGAAGCGGGGGCTCGCGCACATCGCCAGCGCCGGGCGCTGCGCCGTCGAGGTGGTGCATCATTCCCGCAAGCCCGCCGCAGGGCCGGGCGTGGCGGAGACGACGGTAGACGACGCGCGCGGGGCTGGCGCGCTGGTGGCGGCCGCGAGATCGGCGCGGACGCTGAATCGCATGAGCGCCGAAGACGCCGAGCGCCTTGAGATCGACCCCGCCGAGCGGTGGCGCTACGTCCGCGTAGGGCACGGGAAAGCGAACATGAGCCCGCCCGCCGACGCGGCGACGTGGCGGCGGCTGGCGTCGGTCACGCTCGACAACGGCGACGCGCTGCACCCGGGAGAGTCGGTTGGCGTCGTGACTAAGTGGACGCCGCCACGGGCTTTCGACGGCGTGACCGTCGAGGCGGCGCAGCGCGTCCGTCGCGCTCTCGCCGCTGCGAATCACGCTCTCGGCGAGGCCCGCAAAAGCGACAAATCGCCGCAATGGGCGGGCCTCATCGTCGCCGAGGCGCTCGGAATCGACGGCGAGTCGAAGGCCGTCCGGGCGCGCGTCCGCGACCTCATCGCCACGTGGCTCGCCTCTGGCGTGCTCGCCGAGACGACTGGTCGAGACGCCAGCCGAGAGCTTGTCGCGTGCCTCACGGCGGGGCCGGTTGTTCCCGGTTCGTCCACATGACGACAAGCCCGCGAAAGCACGTCGAGTCGTTGGTTTGCCGGAGTCCGCCGGAGTGGATTTCGGCACTCCGGCACCCGCCGGGATGCGTTGCCGGAGTGGCCCCTCCCCCTAAAGGGGGAGGGGGCCTCCACTCCGGCACGCTACGCACCCCGGCCCTGCGTCGATCGACGCGTTGGTTCAACCCTCACTCCGGCACCCCACGGGAGACGCCCCGATGAAGCACCTCGCACCCCCCGTCGCCGTCACCGGCCTAGCGCTGGCGGCGCAACGCCCGAACCGCGGCGGCTCTACGATCCTCGCGCACTTCGACGCCGAGATCGGCGGGCTCACCGTCTACGGCTTCGCGCTGGTCCAGTCCGCGCGCTCCGGGCTCGCCGTGTGGCCGCCGCGCGGCGGCGGGCCGGAGAGCAACCGGCGGATGGTTCTGATCCACGACCCGAACCTGCGCGCCGACCTCCTGCGCGTCGCGCTGCTGGCGTTCGAAGCGCTCGGCGGGCGCTACCCGGAGCCTGTCGCCGAGGATCGCCCGCCAGCGCTTTTGCAAAAGCGCGAGACGGCAACGACTGGCGCGGACGGGCGCAGACAGCCGGGCGGCAGCAAGGCCGCTCACGCGCTTTCTGTGCGGCCTTCCGGCTTCGTCGCTGGTTCCGGGCGCATGATCGCAGAGATGAACATGGCGAACGCGCCCGCTGAGGCACTGGCGCACATCGAGCAGGGGCGCGCCGCCGATGAGTGGTGACCTAGACTCCCTTTTCGCCGCCGCCGCCGAGCGGTTCGGCCTCAACCTCAACTTCGGAGAAGAAGACATGTCGGGTGGCGCGTTCATTCCATCGTGCAACGAAGACCGGGTATGTTGCATCAAGATCGAACCGGGCAGCGGGGTAAGCACGCGAATTTATCCTATTATCGGCTGGGAGCGGCACCGATACGGATACAGGGCGATCACACCTGACGGCGCAGCCTGCGACTTGAATCCAACCAAGCCGGGCGCGTTCGTCGCCAACGCAATATTGCGCAACGGTCGAATCTACTTCGAAGGGAACGTGTTCGATGAGCCCGAAAGGCTCATCGCGCTCGGAACCGAGCGGCTGGCGGCGGGCGCGCGATGAGCGGGGGCGCGTTCACCGGAAGTTCGGAACAGCGTGCTACCTTTCGCGCTGAGCCGAACCCGCGTCATGCGGGGCGGCGGGAAGACCCTCGCCAACCGTCGCACGACGGGGGCGCGGCTGATACGGCGGCTTCGGCCGCCCGTTCGCTCGCGCATGACGGGGCTTCCATGTCCAATCCCCTTCCCAACGTCGAAACCCGCTTCGCCCCGCTCGCCGCTTCCGGCGCGGCGCTGCGCGGCGAAGTGCGCGGGCTGGCCAGCACGTTCGGCGGGCCGGTCGACTCGTTCGGCACGATCTTCGCGGCCGGAGCCTTCGCGCTCAGCCTCGAGGAACACCGCGCGACGGGCGCGCTTCCTCCGATGCTGCTGCAGCATCGCAACGCGGCCGTGATTGGCCGGTGGACTTCGATGCGCGAGACGGCGGCGGGGCTCGAGGTGGAGGGCAAGCTCGACCTCGATCGCCCGGCGGCGCGGGAGGCGGCGGAGATGCTCGCCGACGGCACCAACGCCGGGCTCAGCGTCGCGTTCGTGTCTCTCGCCGAAGAGGTGCGCCGTGGCGTCCGCACGATCACGGCCGCGCGGCTGCTCGAGGTGTCCGTTGTGCGCGGCCCGTCGAACCCCGCCGCCACGGCCGAAGTGCGGAACGCCCTCACGCGGGCCGACGCCGAGCGGGCGCTCCGGGCCGCCGGGTTCCCGCGGGCGGCGGCAGCGAAGATCGTCGCCAGCGGCTTCCCCGCCCTTGGCGGCGTCGCCGACCACGCCAAGCGCGCCTCTATCGTCAACGAACTGCGGGCCGCGGCCCGCGCCATTTCAAACCGCAAGGATTGACCATGAAGCCCTTCAAGATCGAAACCCGCGCCGCCGCGCCCGACGATGCCGACGTGTCCGCCGCGCTGGCGGAACTGACGCGCAGCACGGAAGCCCGGCTCGCCGAAGTGGCGGAACTGCGCGCCAGCCTCGAAGAGATGCGCGCCGAAGTCGCCGAAAGCCGCGCGGCCGCGCTGATCGGCGGCGGCTGCGGTTCGGCCCCGGCGATGGGCGAGACTCGTGCGCTGGCGCGCTTCGCCGACATGCTGCGCGGCCGCGTCGAGTCGCGCGACATGAACGGCGTTGTCGGCCCGGCGGGCGGCTTCGCGGTCCCGCTCGAGATCGACAACATCGTGACCGACATCGTGGCGGACCTCTCGCCGATCCGCGGCGTTGCGCAGGTGGTGACGACTTCCACGAGCAACTATCGCCGCCTGATCAACCAGCGCGGCGCGGCGTCCGGTTGGGCCGCAGAGCGCGACGAGCGCATGGAGACGGCGACGCCGAACCTTGCCGCGATCGAACCGCCGTCGGGTGAGCTCTACGCCCTCGCGGTGACCACGAACGAGGTTCTGGAAGACGCCGCTTTCGACGCGCGCGCCTTCCTGTCGCAGAACGTGGCGACCGAGTTCGCCGCGGCCGAAGGGCTGGCGTTCGTGTCGGGCGACGGCATGAAGAAGGCGCGCGGCGTGCTCGCCTATCCGACCGCCGCGACTAAGGACCATGTGCGCCCGTTCGGGACGCTCGAGCACGTCGGCACCGGCGAGGCCGCGGGCTTCAACACCGCGGATCCCGCCGACGTGCTGCACGACATGGTGACGGCGCTGCGGCCCGGCTATCGCATCGGCGCGGGCGTGGCGTGGGCGATGAACTCCAAGACGGCCGGGCTCATCCGCAAGTTCAAGGACGCGGAAGGCCGCTACATGTGGCAGGCCAGCATGGGCGCGGGCCAGCCGAACACGCTGCTCGGCTATCCCGTCGTCGAGGTGGAGGGGATGCCCGACGTGGAAGCGGGCGCGACTCCGATCGCGTTCGGCAACTGGCGCGCGGGCTACCTGATCACCGACCGTCGCGGCGTCGTCGTGATCCCCGACAACATCACGCGGCCCGGCTTCACGAAGTTCTACTTCTCGAAGCGCACCGGCGGCGCGGTGCTGGATAGCAACGCGATCAAGCTGCTTCGCGTCGAGGCGTGACGAACGGGGGCGGCGCGCTGAGCGCCGCCCTGCGCCCTGCGCGCAGGGAAAGCGCCAGAAGGCCGCGCGTCGGCGGCGCACCCTCGCACCCGCCGCGCCTCTCGCGCTCGCCAGCGGCCCGCGCATAAGCGCCAGCGGGCACCGGGGGCGGGGTGCGAATCCTTCACCGTGGGGGCGGTTACCGCACGGGGGAGTTGAATTTTCGCGCGGTCGATTCAGAGTTTCGAAACGGCAGCGCCATTGACCTATCGAGGGGGCCGAACCTCATGCCCATGCCGCGCAAGCCGACCCTTCTTCACGTCATCCAAGGCACGCGCACGCGCACCGACCGGAGCGCCGAGCCGCGCGACCTCGCACCGCTCGCCGAGCCGCCCGCCAGTCTTCGCGGCCCGGCGCTGGCGGCATGGCGCGAGATCGTCGCGAGCGTCGCGCCCGGCGTGCTGGCGGCTGGCGACCGCTTCGCCCTCGAGATCGTCGCCCGGCTGCTCGCCAAGCTGCGCAGCCGCGCCGGGCTCACGGCCGCCGAGACTTCCGCCCTTCAACGCGGCTTCGCATCGCTCGGCATGACGCCCGCCGATCGATCGCGCGTCGCGCCGGTGGCGGCCGCGACTCCCGCCCCTTCCGCTTGGGATGCCCTTCATGACTGAAAGAATCACTCGATACGTTCGTCTCGTCATCGACGCGAGCGGCTCTCAGAGCGGCTCGCGCGAAGTCAAGCGTGCGCTGGATGACATCAACGCCAGCGTGAAGCGGACGGCGGCGAGCTTCGACTCGCTGCGCAACCTCATGGCTGGCGCTCTCGCCGGGCTCGGAATCCGCGAGCTTGCGGCGCTCGCCGATGGCTGGTCTCAGGTTGGCGGCCGTCTCCGCAACCTAGAGGGCGATGTCGCCGCGGCCGTGAACGCGCAGAACGAGCTACTCGAGATTGCGAACCGGGCGCGCACCGGCTTCGAAGAGGTGGCGACGCTCTACACGCGAGTCGGCACGGCGGCGAAAGACCTTGGCTTGACGCAGGCCGACACGCTCGCCGTCACAGAGGCCGTCGCCACTTCCTTCCGCGTGGCGGGCGCGAGCGCGAGCGAGGCGGCGGCCGCGGCTATCCAATTCGCGCAGGGGCTCGGTTCCGGCGCGCTACAGGGTGACGAGCTTCGATCGATCCTCGAGAACAACATTCCGCTCGCGCGCATCATCGCCGCCGAGTTCGGCGTCAACGTCTCTGCGCTGCGCGAGCTTGGTGCCAGTGGCGAGCTTGTCGCCGAGA